CCCCACAACCACCGGGTCATTCGTGCACTCCGCCGAGCCGACACGACGGATCCCGGTCACCGTCACCGTCCCATCCGTGACACCCTCGAAGTTCGGGTGCTCAACCGGCACACCGATCTCCGCCGGCACCAACCCATGCGGGCCGAGCCCCTCCATCTCTGGATCCACCGGCTCATACTCCCCGGCCGCAGCGTCACCCGGCGCCCCCGAGCTCACGCCCGGCTCCGAGCCCGAACCCGGAGCCGGAGCGCACGCGGCAGACAGGAAGACCAGGCCGACGGCCAGCAGGATGCGACGCATCCGCAGACAGTAGAAGCTGACACCAGACGAGGGGAACCAGGCAACTCGCTCCGTCAGGAGGAACCCATGGCCGACGGACGCGGCAAGCAGCCCTCCCGGAACAAGCCCAGCAAAGCCACCCCCGCCGACAAGCGACTCAAGGGCAACGGCGGGAAGAAGCCCGGGCCCAAACCCAAGGGCGGGAGATAGTAAGAACCCCCAGGTCAGCCCCGAGATAGTAAGACGAGGGCGGTGACCATGGCCGACCCCGCGGGCAGGGCCACTCCTCGACGCCCTCGGAGTCACCCTCGACCTGGAAGATGGCCGGCAACTCACCGAGGCCATCATCCTCGGCAAGGTCATCGACTTCACCGATGACGAACCAGGACGCGCGGGACTGATCATCAGCAAGAGCAGCATCGACTGGATCAGTCAACGCAGCCTCCTGTCTGCCGCGCAACGCATCCTCGCCGCCGAACCGTTCGACGAATGAGCGGGAACTGGCGAGGATCCACACGCCGAGCGCGACTCCCAACCGACTGGGACAACCGGCGAGCAGCCGTCCTCAACCGCGACGGCCACAGATGCACCTGGATGCACCAAGGCCATCGCTGCGCCGAACAAGCAACCGACGTCGACCACATCGACCGGCACGGCACCGACGAACCACACAACCTCTGCTCCCTCTGCGGCCCCCACCACCGAGCCAAGACAAGCATCGAGGGCAACGCCGCGAAACCTCGCCGCCTACGGCCGAAGCCGAAGCACCCAGGCATGAAGTAAGCAGAGGGGTGGGGGGCACCCCTCCCCCTCCCCCCGCCACAGGACCGGGGGGTATAGCGCCTGCCGCTCTGCATGAATCGGAAACGATCTAGGGGCGGGTGAGTATGCCTGTCGCTGGTCGGAAGCCGAAGCCCGTGGGGCAGGCGGTCAACCGGAACAAGCCGCGTCACGACTGGACCGAGGTCCCCGACGTGGCGTTCGAGGGTGGTCCGAAGCTCCCACGTAATCGGCCGAACGGGTCTCCGTGGCCGGCTGCTACGAAGCGCTGGTGGGCGGCGGTAGCGGGGATGCCGCACTGCAGGTTGTGGCGGGACTCGGATTGGCAGTTCGCGCTCGACACGGCGTTGATCGCCGCGGAGTTCCACATGGGGGACACGCGGACGGCGACGGAGCTGCGGAACCGGGAGAAGGTGCTCGGGACCACGGTGGATTTCCGCCGGGATCTGCGGATCCGCTATGTGGAGCCGGATGAGGGTCCGACGGCCGAGGTGACGCGCCTTGACGACTACCGCGACCTCTGAGCTGCCGGCGGGTTACTGGGTCGAGCCGTCGACGGGGGCGTGGTGTTCGATCCCGTGGCCATCGGATCCGGATGAGCGCTCGGCGCTCGCGGCGGCGAGCCTCGGGCCGGCTGTCATCGACTGGGCCGAGGGCCGCACCGTTGAGCCGGGGTTGACGGACTACTTGACCGGGTTGCCGTGGCGTTTCACGCCGGGACAGAAGCGGTACCTGGTGCTCTGGTATCTCGTCGGCCCGTCGGGCCGGTTCGTCTACCGGTCCGGGGTGAAGCGGGGGGCGAAGGGCACCGGGAAGGACCCTTTCGGGGCGGCGTGGTGCTTGATCGAGCTGTTGGGCCCGAGCCAGTTCACCGGGTTCGACGACGCGGGCCTGCCGGTGGGTGCGCGTCATCTGCTGCCGTTGGTGCAGATCGCGTCGAACTCGGAGCAGCAGTCGAAGGATGTGTTGAGGGTCGCGAACGCGATGCTTGGTCGTGACGCGCGCGAGTACTACGGGATAGATGCTGGTGAGACCCGCACGATTATCACTTCGGGCGGGCGGCTGGAGATCTTGACGGCGTCGGAGAAGTCGTCCGAGGGCGACCCGGCGACGGCGATCATGCTGAACGAGTCGCACCACATGACGGAGTCGTCCGGTGGGCATCGCGTGGCGGAGGTGGCGCGGCGGAACGTGGGGAAGTCCCCTGCGGCGTTGCAGGCGCGGCTCTGCGAGTTCACGAACGCGCACCGGGAGGGTTCGGACTCGGTCGCGGAGCGTTCCTACCTGGCGTGGCAGGCGCAGGTGTCGGGGCAGGCTAAGCGCCGGGACATCCTGTACGACTCCCGCGAGGCGGCGCCGTCGCTGGACTTGGACGATGACGATGCCCGGATGGCGGCTCTGCGCGCGGCATACGCCGACGCGCCGTGGGTGGACCTGGAGCGGCTCTCCGATGAGGTTCTGGACCCACGGACGTCACTGGCCGACTCGATCCGCTACTACCTGAACGGCCTCGCCGCGGCAGAGGATGCGTGGATCGAGCCGCGCCGGTTCGATGAGCTCGCCGACGCAACCCAGGTGGTGGTGGATCGGGAGCCGGTCAGCCTGTTCCTGGACTGCTCGAAGTCGACCGACGCCACGGGCCTGGTGGGGTGCCGGCTCTCGGATGGTTTCGTGTTCACGATCCATGGGTGGCAGAGGCCGCACGGGCGCCGTGGCGACGGGTGGTTAGCGCCGCGCGAGGAGGTCGACGCCCAGGTGCGGGCGGTGTTCGACCGGTTCCGGGTGGTTTGGTTCGGGGTAGACCCGTCCCCGGCGCGGGACGACGAGGACGAGTCGCTGTACTGGATGCCGCTGGTGGACCGCTGGCATCAGGACTTCGGCCGGAAGCTGCCGGTGTGGGCGACGCCTGGGGCGAAGGGCCATGCGGTGAAGTTCGACATGCGGTTGTCGCAGCCGGGGGGGCACGAACGGAACCGGCTGTTCACGGAGTCGGCGATGCAGACGGCCCGGGATATCGATGAGGACCGGGCCCTGACGCATGACGGACACCCGATGCTGCGGCTGCACACACACAACGCCCGCCGCCGGCCAAACCAGTGGGGCGTGAGCCTGGGCAAGGCGACACGGGATTCGTCGCGGCTGGTTGACCTGGCGGTTTGTATGGTCGGCGCGCGGTTGGGCCGGCGGTTGGTCCTGAACTCGAAGTGGCGGCCGTCGAACTCGGGCAAGGGGCGGGTGATCGTGCTGTGACACTGACCTGGCCGATGCCCCCGGTGATCCCGGTACTTCCGACGCTGGCGCTGACGGAGTCCGAGCAGGAGCTTCTCGCGTCGCTTCAGCATAAGTTGCAGGCGGACCGGGCCCGGCTCGAGCTGCGGGATGCCTACTACAACGGAGACCAGGTCATCACCGACCTGGGGATCTCCATCCCACCGGAGCTCCGGCATCTGCACACGATCGTCGGATGGTCGCGGCTCGCGGTCGACGCGCTCCACGAGCGGATGGACGTCGAGGGGTTTCGTTTCCCACGAGCTGACGACGCCGATGAGGGCTTGTGGGAGATCTGGCAGGCGAACAACCTCGATGAGGAGTCTCCTCTCGCCCATTTGGACGCGCTCGTCTTCGGCCGGGCCTACGTCCTGGTGGGTACCGGCGAGGACGACGACATGCCTCTGGTGACGGTGGAGTCGCCGTTGAACCTCGCCGGGATCTGGGATGCGCGCCGACGACGACTGGCGGCGGCTCTGCAGGTGTACGAGGCCGACGGTGGCCATCAAGCGGCGTTCTACTTGCCCGATGAGACCGTGACGTTGCGCAGCGAACGGACGTCGCGTTGGGAGGTCGTCGACCGTGACCGGCATCGCCTCGGTTCGGTTCCCGTCCTGCGGATGGCGAACCGTCAGCGGGCTCACGATCGGTCGGGATGGTCGGAGATCACCAGCGAGGTTATGAGCATCACCGATGCGGGGTGCCGGGCTCTGCTTCGTATGGAGGTCGGCGGGGAGTTCTACTCGACTCCGCAGCGCTACATCCTCGGGGCGACCGAGGAGGCGTTCCAGGACTCCGAGGGGAACAAGAAGACGGCCTGGGAGACCTACATCGGTCGGGTGCTCGCGCTGGAACGCGACGAGGACGGCAACTTGCCGGAGGTGGGGCAGTTCGCCGCGTACGACCCGTCGGTGCATACGCAGGTGGTCAACCTGTACGCGGAGATCATGGCGTCGCACACGGGTCTGCCTCCGGGGTATCTGGGGAGGGCGACGGACAACCCGGCGTCGGCGGACGCGATCCGGATGTCCACCGACCGGTTGGTGAAACGGGTTCGGCGACGGCACCGTTCGTTCGAGGGTGCTTGGGAGGGCGCGATGCGCCTGGCTGCCCGGTTCCGCGGTCAATCGTTGGGTGAGGACGCGCACCTCATCGAGACGATCTGGTCGAACCCGGAGATTCCGACGCCGGCGGCCACCACCGACTCGATCGCGAAGCAGATCGAGGTCGGTTACCTACCGGCGACCTCGGACGTTGCGGGGGAGAAGCTCGGGTACAGCCCGTTGCAGCGGGGGCGCATCGACGCGGAGCGGCGCCGCCAGGAGGGCGAGAACGCGTTGTCGGCGTTGGTGGCGCGGACCCGCGCGCCCGTTCCGCAGCCGGGGGTGACCGGTGACGACGACGAGCAGCCGGGCCAGCCAGCATCAGGCTGACCAGGCCGCGCTTGTCGCGCTGCTGCTCGGGGAGCTCCGCGGGCTCTGGCCGCTCCTGATCGGTGGTTCGCCGCTGTTAGGGGCGACCGTCGCGGCGCTGATTCGGCCCTACGCCGCGGCGTCGGCGGCGCTCGCCGCCGAGTTCTACGACGACACCCGCCGGGTGGCGGGTGGGCGGACACGATTCACGGTTCCCATCGCAGAACCGCCGCCGGTCGAGCAGGTCGAGGCGTCCATCTCGTGGGCTACTCGTGGCCTGCGTAGCGGGCGCGGGACTGACGCTGCGGCCCTGACGATGGCTGAGGGTGTCGCGCAGAAACTCACCGTCGACACTGGTCGGCGGACCCTCGTCCGGGCCGTGACCGGCGATGCTGCGGCAGTCGGATGGGCTCGTGTCCCCACTGGGGCGACCACGTGCGCGTTCTGCGCGCTGCTCTGCACCCGCGGCGCGGTCTACAAGTCATCGGCCACCGCAGGTCAGAGCGCCGACCGTCGGTTCGTCGGTGAGGGTGAGTTCAAGTTCCACGACAACGATGACTGCACGCTCGAACCGATCTTCGCTGGGCAGGTGTACCGGCCGTCGGAGCAGGTCGAACGGTGGGAGCGACTGTACGAGGAGTCCACCGCGGATGTGTTCGGCGCCGAGAAGCGCCGCGCGTTCCGCCGCGCGTTCGAAACGCAGCAGTAATCACCTCGCCGGGCGCGAGGTGGCCGAGCACCCCTGGAGGGTCGTTAGTCATGCCCGAAGAGCCGAACACGGACCCTGTCGAGCCCCTGGCGGGCGACGACACCAAGAATCCGTCCAGCCCCGAGCAGCAGCCGCAGGCGCCCAGCAACCCCGCTGACGCGTCGAAGCCGAAGACGCTCGAGGATCTCCTCGGGAACCTGGACGACGATCAGCGCCGCATCGTTCAGGCCGAGGTGACGAAGGCCCGCAACGAAGCCAAGAGCCTGCGGGACCGGTTGAAGGCCGCCGAGCCGAAGGCCGCCGAGCACGACAAGGCGGTGGCGGCGCAGAAGACGGCCGAGGAACGCGCCGAGGAGCGCGCCGCAGCGGCGGAGAAGCGGGCCGCGGAGGCGGTGGCCCGCGCGGTCCGAAGCGAAATCAGGGGATGGGCCGCTGACCGTTTCGCCGATCCCGACGACCCAGCCGGTTTCCTCGACCACGCGAAGTACGTCAACGACACGGGTGAGATCGACGTGGCCGCGATCGATGCGGACCTCGCGGAGTTGTTGACACGCAAGCCGCACCTGGGGAAGCCCGACCCCCAGCCGCGCCCGCCCGCTCCGAACCGAGCGCAGGGCTCGTCCGGCAACGGCGCCGCTGAACCGCCCGTCGCGCCAGGCATGAGCCGGCTCCGTCAGGCGTACGCCAACACCAGCTCCCGCAAGAAGTAGCGCCCCGCCCGACGGGGTCCATCAATTAGAGAGGTAGGCCCCTGTCATGGCGATGACCCTCGCCGAAGCGGCAGTGCTGTCGGAGAACACGCTCGCGCGTGGCGTCATGGAGACGTTCGTGATCGAGTCGCCGGTCCTCGACCGGCTCCCCCTGATGAACATCGAGGGCAACGCGTACGCCTACAACGTGGAAGCCACCCTCCCCGGGGTCACGTTCCGGTCGGTGAACGAGCAGTACACCGAGTCCACCGGCACGTTCAACCAGCGCACCGAGTCGCTGGTCATCCTCGGTGGCGACGCCGACGTGGACCGGTTCATCGTGCAGACCCGCGGGAACCTCAACGACCAGCGGGCGCTGCAGACCCGCGCCAAGGTGAAGGCGGCGTCCTACAAGTTCCAGGACACGTTCATCAACGGCGACGTCGCGGTTGACACCAAGTCCTTCGACGGCCTGAAGAAGCGCCTCACCGGTGCGCAGGTCATCGATCACGGCGCCAACGGCGGCCCGGTCGTCGGGAACGGCACCACCGACACGCACACCTTCTTCGACGCTCTCGACGCGCTGTTCGGGGCGGTCGCGGGAGGCCCCGACGTGGCCTACGCGAACCGGCGGATCATCTCCCGGATCCTCGCGGCGGGCCGCCGGATCGGCGGCGCCGACATCATCACCGAGGACATCACCGGCAAGCGGGTCGTGACCTGGAACGGTGTCCCGATCCTCGACATCGGCACGAACCCTGACGGGACCGACATCATCCCGCAGACCGAGACCCAGGGCACCGCCACCGGGACGACCTCCTCGATCTACGCGGTGAAGTTCGGGCAGGACGAGGGCGACCAGGCCGTCACCGGTCTGAACAACGGCGGCATCCAGGTCTACGACCTCGGGGAGATCGACCTGAAGCCGGTGTACCGCACTCGTCTGGAGTTCTACTGCGGCCTCGCCGTGTTCGGTGGCCGTGCCGCCGCCCGCCTGCGCGGCGTCCTGAACGCCTGACAGCCCGATCTCTACTGGAAGGAACAGTCATGGCCGTCACCCAGGCCCAGAACACCGCCGCGAACCGGTCGCGTCCGAACAAGACGCGGCTGGACACCGACACCCACAAGCCGGCCGTCACCGCACCTGGTGACGCCCCCTTCGACACGACCGACCCGCAGGAGCGGGCCTCCACCGTCATCGCGATCCCCGGGCCCGAGGCGCTCGCGGAGGGCACCGTGAACGGCGTGGTCCCGCTCCCGGTGGTCGTGGTCGAGCAGCCGGAAGTCGAGCCCCGCGTGGAGACCTACGAGCAGCGGCGTCCCGACGGGAAGCTCGTGACGGTCACGCACAACCTGGAGACGGGTGAGACCTCCGTCGGTGGGGCCGACACCGCCGGCAAGCCGAAGCCGACGAAGTAGGGGTGACCGGTGGCCGTTGTCGCTGATCCGACCGACCTGGCCACCTACCTCGGCGCGGATTCGATCGACATCGGGCGTGCAACCCTGGTGATCGAGCTGGCCCAGTCGGTCGCGGAGGCGGTCGCGTCACCGTTGCCTGTCGGGGCGCGCGCCGTCGTGCTGGCTTGCGCGGCGCGCGCGTACACGAATCCGCAGCAGATCCCGGACGAGACCATCGGGCCTTTCCGGCGGTCCGGCATGCAGGCGGGCGTCTTCCTGACTCGCGATGAGCGGAAGACGTTGAAGCTCCTCGCTGGCCGAGGTGGCGCGTTCACCGTGAATCCGATGGCTCCGATCGACTTGAGCTCGTCGCCGTGACGCCCGCGTTCGGTGAGACCGTCACGGTGTGGCTCGAGGAGCGTGACCGGTTCGGTGACGTCACCGTCACCGGTGAACGCACGATCCTCGGGTGTGCGGTCGCGCCACGCACCAGCGTCGAGGACGTGGGCTCCGGCGGTCGGCCGCGGGCGACGGTCACCACCGGGATGACGTTGTACGTCCCGGCCGGGTCCGGGTTGACCGCGCAGCACCGGGTGCGGCTGGCGGACGGAACGGTGTGGCGGGTCGAAGGCTCGCCGGGCCGTTGGCGGTCGCCGTTCACCGGCTGGTACCCGGGCGATCAGATCGAGCTCGAACGGGTCACCGGGTAGGGGGGTGCGTTGTGGACTACCGCCCGGACTTTCGTGCCACCGGTCGCTGGCTCCGCACCTCCGGTGACCTTCGGGGGGCGTGTCGGGCTGCTGCGCAGGACGTGGCCGACGCGGCCCGCGGGATCGCCCCGGTGGATGAGGGGCACTACCGCGCCTCGATCGACGTGGTGGAGCTGTCCGGGCTGGACCGGGTCGGCGCCGGTGTCGAAGCCAGCGACGCCGCCGCCGCCCCGATCGAGTTCGGGAACCGGCGCACCCGCGGACGCGGGCAGCATGTTCTCACCCGGGCCGCGGAGATCGTCGGATTGGACGTTCGGTGAGCGCACTGCTCGGCCCTTACCCGGACGCCGAACTGGTGATGCTCGACCTGCTCGCCCCGGTCGCGGCGACGGTCACACACACCGATGACGACCTGACCGCGCCCACCGTGCAGGTCGCCCGCGTCGGCGGCGCCGACGATGGGATCACCGACCGGCCGCGGGTGCAGGTCACCTGCTACGGCGCCACCCGACCGCAGGCGTGGCAGTTGGCGGAGCAAGCCCGCCAGATCGTGCTCGCCGCCGCCGGGACCGCCGTGTCGGGCGACAACGTCACCGACGTGTTCATCGATTCCACGCGCACGGCCACGCCGGCGCAGCAGCTCCCGGACCGTAACCGGGATCTGCGGGTGGTCACCGCGACCTACCTGCTCGCGATGCGTCGCCCCCGCACGTCCTGAGCCACACCCATCCCCCGGTTGTTCCGCCCCGTCGTCGGGGCCCGATTCCGCATGTCCCGATGAGGAGGAGTTATGCCACTGCTGGAAGACATCCAGCTCAAGCAGGCCGAGCTGGTCCGTAAGATCACGACGGCGGCGCTGATGGTGGCGCCGATGGAGGCGGCGCTGCCTACGACGCTGACCACCTACACCGCCGGCCCACCCCCAGTGATCGACCTGGCGCCGTTGCCGGTCGGCCCGCCGACCTACCAGGACGCGGGCATGGTCGAGAAGGACGGCGGGTTCTCCTTCGGCAACGAGTGGGATATGTCGGAGACGATGGCTCTGGGGTTCTCCGACCCGGTGCGCCGCGACATCCTGCGGAACACCACCACGCTCGGGTTCACCGCGCTGGAGACGAAGAAGCTCACCCAGGCCATGTTCTACAACGTGGACCTTTCCGGTGTGGCCCCCGCGACGAACACCGGCGAGGTGGCGTTCAACAAGCCCTTGTCCCCGGCGTCCCGCTACTACCGCGCGTACCTGATCGGGCAGGACGGGGTTGGCGCCCAGACGATCTGGATGGCGGTGATGTTCCCGCGGGCGATGATCTCGGAGACGGGTGAGCAGACCGGGAACGAGGAAACCGAGTACGGCTATCCGATGACCCTGACGGCGACCCCGGACACCGACGCCGGGTACGCCGTCCGCTACATGTTCGGCGGCCCGGGCTGGCAGTCGCAGCTCACCGCGATGGGCTACTGATCCAACCGAAAGGGGTGCGAACGGTCATGGCGAAGAAGACGCAGGACGGTGAGGTCACCCTGGTCAGCCCGGACGGGCAGTACCAGGTGACGACCAGCTCCGCAGCGGCGATCAACAACTACGTGTACGGGCAGGGCTACAGCGTGAAGAAGGGCACCGTCGAGGAGGCCCTGGACGCCGTCCAGCAGCAGCCCAGCACGCCGCCCCGCGGGGGGGACAAGAGCTGACGTGGCGAAGCGACTGAAGGGCTGGGACGTCTACGTCCGCGACTGCCAGCGGGACCCGGTGGAGCTCCCCCTGCCGGGGGATGAGGTCATCACGGTGACCATGCCGACGGGTGGGCGGACGCGGGCGTTCAACCGGGCCATGCGCGCGGGCGATGAGACGGCTCTGGTCACCGCGCTGTTCGGGGAGAAGGACGGGCGGCGGATCCTCGACCTGTACGAGGACGCCCCCGGGAACGTGTTGACCGAGGTGGTCAACGATGTGCTGCGCGAGTTCGGGATGGCGCAGGACCAGGTGGGGGATTCAGCGGCCTCGTCGAGCTGATCGACCGCTACGGCGAGGCCATCGAGGCCGACCTGTTCGAACGTGGCTGGGATCTGCTGGACTTCTTCCGCGGTACCCGCCCGTTCGCGCAGCTGCTGCGGCTGGTGCACCGGTTCCCGACGTTGAGTCACTTCCAGCGGGCGCTCGCCGACGACCGGGATCTCGTTTCCTCGGCTAAGCCGGCGGCCCGTGAGCGGCCGATGCTGCGGTCGTGGGGCCCGCACGAGGAACACATGGCGGTGCTGATCGACGGGTTCAACTTGGTGCAGCACGCCATCGCGGCGTCGGTGACCCCGGCCGGGAAGAAGCTACCGCCGTTCAAACCGGTGCCTCGCCCGTTGACCGCTGCTAGCCGGGTCGCCCGGGATGAACGCCGGAAATTGCAGGTCGGGATCGTCACGAAAGTTCTGCCAGCCGGGGGGTGACGCGTCCGGTGGCCTACCAGGCTGGTACCGCGTTCCTCCCGATCCGCCCGTCGATGCGCGGGTTCCACTCGGAGATCCGTTCAGAGTTGCGGCGGATCAACCCGGTCGTGGAGGTTCGGGTCCGCCCGGTGTACGACCAGTTCCGGCCCCCACCCATCCCGGATCAGACGGTCCGGATCCGGGCGGAGGTCGACAACCGGTCTCTGTCGGACGCGGTCGTGCATGTGGCCGCGTTCGGGCGGGCTCTGGGGCAGCTCGCGCTGCCGGTGGCGTTGGTCGCCGCGGCCCCGCAGATCGCGTCGATCGGCGCGGCGGCGGTGGCGACTTCGGGTGCGCTGGGGCTGATCCCCGCCACCGCGGGTGCTGCCGCGCTGGCGGTCGGGACCCTCGCGGTCGGGTTCGCCCACATGGGCGATGCGCTCGGCCCGGCGGGCACCCCCGCGCAACTGAAGAAGATCAATGAGGCGCTCGCCCAGCTGTCACCGAACGCCCGGGCTACCGCCGTGGTCATCCGCGGGTTGGGTGACGAGTGGAAGTCGCTGCGTCTGACGGTGCAGGACAACCTGTTCGCCGGTGTCGCCGGGCACGTATCCCAGCTCGCCGGTATCTACCTGCCGATGCTGTCGGCCGCCATGGCGGGCGTCGCGGCCTCGTTCAACGCCGCTACGCGTGAAGTGTTCGGGTTCCTCGCGACCCGCTCCGCAACGGGCGATTACGCGTCGGGTCTGGGTTCCATCGAGACGGCCATCGGGAACCTGTCCGGGGCGGCGCGCCCGTTGACGCAGGCGTTCACCGACATCTTCGTGGTCGGCGCGGGGTTCCTCCCCGGCTTCGGCCAGTCGATCTCCGACATCAGCTCCCGGTTCGCGCAGTTCGTGTCAACCGCCCGGGAGACCGGGCAGCTCGCCTCCTGGATCCAGGAAGGGATCTCCACTCTCGGCACGTTGGGCAGCGTCGCCGGGAACGTCGGCGGGATCTTGGTGACGGTGTTCAAAGCGGCGCAGACCGCCGGGATGGACACCCTCGGCTCGCTGGACATGCTCACCGAGCGGCTGAACACGTTCCTGAGCACCGGCGCCGGTAACCGGGCGATCGTCACGTTGTTCACCACGATCAACCAGGTCGTGACCGCGCTCCTGCCGGGGCTCGAGGCGGTCGCGTCGGCAATCTCGCTGGGGATCATCGCGTTGGGGCCGTCGCTGCAGCCGCTGGCTGCCTCGTTCTCCGAGATCGCGATAGCGGTGGCCCCTCTGATCTCGGATCTGTCGCTCCTAGCTGCGGCGATCCTCCCGCCCCTCGCCAGCGTGCTGTCCACGATCTCTCCGCTGCTCGGCCCGATCGCCGCAGGCCTCATCGCGATGTACGCCGTGCAGTACCTCACTGGCATGTACATTGCTGCCTCCGCGGCCATTACCGCGTTCGCCGCAGCGAATATGTCGCAAGCTGCCGCGATGGCGTTCGCCGGCGGCATCATGAGCAAATTGCGCGGCGTCGTGCTTCTGCTCAACGCGGCATTTTGGGCCAACCCCATCGGCATCGTTGTCCTCGCGCTGGCCGGTCTGGCCGCCGCGCTGGTGTTCGCCTACCGGCACTCGGAGACGTTCCGCAACATCGTGCAGGGCGCCTGGCAGGGCATCCAGGTGGCGGTGGCGGTGGCCTGGCAGTGGCTTCAGGTCGCGTTCGCCGGGTTCATGCAGGCGATGACCGCGATCGGTAACGCGGCGATGTGGCTGTGGAACAACGCGCTCGCGCCGGCCTGGCGCGGGATCGTCGCGGCGACGACCGCGGTCGGCGCGGCGTTCTCCTGGCTCTGGACGAGTGTGATCCAGCCGGTGTTCGGCTTCATCGACACTGCCGCCCGGGTTCTCGTCGCGGTCCTCGTGGCGATCGTGCTGACCCCGATCATCGCCGCGGTCAAGGCGGTCGGCGCGGCCGTGATGTGGCTGTGGACGAACGCGGTCCAGCCGGCGTGGCAGGGCATCCAGGCGGCGATCTCCGCGGCGTGGACGTTCATCCGGGACAACATCTTCAACCCGATCGTGGCGTTCCTGACGGGCGTGCTGGCGCCGGCGTGGAACGTCTATCGGGCGCTGGTCGTGACGGTGTGGAACACCATCCGCGACGGTATCGCCGCAGCTTGGGCGTTTATCCGCGACGCCATCTTCAACCCGATCATGTCGTTCCTGTCGGGGGTGTTCACCGCCGCGTGGAACAATCTCCGAGCCAACATCACGGCCGCGTGGAACGCGATCCAGGCGGCGATCTCCGCGGCGTGGAACTTCATCCGCGATGTCATCTTCAACCCGATCATCGCGTTCATTCAGGGCCCGCTGACCGGCGGGTTCAACGCTGGGCGGGACGCCGCCACGGCGGCGTGGAACACCATCCGGAACAACCTCAACACCGTCTGGGTGTTCGTGCGGGACAACATCTTCACCCCGCTCACGAACTTCGTGTCGCAGACCATCCCGCAGGCGTTCGACCGGGCTGTTAGCGCCATCCGCACCGCCTGGAACCAGATCCGGGAGATCGCCGCCGCCCCGGTCCGGTTCATGGTCAACACGGTGTACAAGGGCGGCATCGTCCCCGCGTGGAACTTCATCGCGGGGTTGGTCAACCTGCCCAAGCTGGACGTCAACGAGCCGCGGCTGGCCTTCGCTAAGGGTGGACCCGTCCCCTACGACGCCCCAGGCGCCCGCCGCGGCCGCGACTCGGTCCCGGCGATGCTGATGCCCGGCGAGCACGTCTGGACCGAAGACGACGTCCAGCGGGCCGGCGGCCACCGCCGCGTCCGGCAACTCCGAGACGACCCCCGCGCCGCGCTGCGGGCGCTCCAGTCGGGGCGAGTCGTCGAAGGCGCCGGCCACGACGGGCCGGGGATCTCCGCCATCGGGTTCGGCGGGGTCAAGCCGCACGTCGCCCGCGCAGGCCACTACCTGAAGCGCAAGCACGGCATCGGCGTCGTCGGTGGTGTCGGTGCCCGCGCGAACGCGTCGGATCACCCCAAGGGTCTCGCGCTGGACTTCATGACACGCGGGGAGAACGGCACCCGTCTGGCGAACGAAGTCGTCGCGAACAGGTCGCACTTCGCCGCGACATACGTGATCTGGCGGCAGCGGATCAACTCCGGTGGCGGGTGGCGACCGATGGCCAACCGCGGATCCGACACCGCCAACCACTTCGACCACGTCCACGTGTCCTTCGCCGACGGCCCCGGCGCCGTCGGCGGGTCCGCGCAAGCGGTGTCCACGTTCGACCCGATCGGGTTCGTCATGGACAAGTGGAACGCGGTGAAAGGCATGGCCGCGGACCTGGCGAGCCGGTTCTCCGGGACGCTGTGGGGTCGAGGCATCGC